CAGGCCTCTGGCGACGATGTCATCAAGGCCGCCTTCAAGAAGGCTATCAACGCCGACGAGGTGATCTTCAACAAGACCGTCTGCGGCGTTGAGAAGTGGGACAAGAGCGAGAAGAAGCTGGTTATCAGCACCCTTCCGGCTTTCAGCAAGAACACCTACCTGGTGCGTCCTTCCGGCCCTGTCGGAATGCGCCTCAACGTGGTGCCTCTGCGTCCGGATCCCAGTGCTATCAGCGCCCTCATCTTCGAAGGTCACGGCCTCATCGAGTACCGTTACGACCCTCGTACCAAGTATCAGGACTGGGTGTCCGAACTGACCGTGCTGGCCGTCCCTACCCGTCCTAGTGATATGGTAATCCTTCACACGAAGTAGTTATGACTGTCGAAGAGTATCTGCGTAGTTTAGTCCCCGGCCTCGACCTGCAAACCAGCGTCTTGGCCAGGGCTGCCCGCAGTCCGATTGAAGTCGGACTGGCAAGGCTGGACCTTGACGAGGATGTCGATTATGTCGATGTCGAAGTCCCGAATCCCAAGTACGACCCGGAGGCGCAACCGCCTGAGCCGGAGACTGTTATCGAGAGGCGGGACCGTGCCGACGATGTCGATTTCCAGATGAGGCTAGACTATGCCTCTTCGACAATCTACTATTCGGTGCTGGGAGTTTTTGCTGGCGGCGGCCACTCCGAACAAGTCGGGGACGTCCGCTCTTCTCGAGGAGGGTACACCATCACCATGGCTGACCGCGCTCGGTTCAAGTCCATGGGTGATGCCCTCCGACAGAAGTGGGGATGGGAAACCGAGGCAGATGAGGTAACCACCGAGATTATTGACGCGAGTTCTTTGAGAAGCAAAAGATAATGCTTGAGTTCATTACATTCCGGGACCATTGCGTTATCACTAGGGATAACGGCGGAAGGGACGAATGGGATAATCCTGTTAATCCTGAGACTATCTACGATGGGCCGTGCCTCTATGAGGAGGGCGGGACTAGTTATACGAGAATCTTTACGACCAGGAACCCCACTGTCTTCCTTCCCGGCGTTAACGCAATCGTGAACATCAACGACGCGGTGAAAATAACGACCGAGTTCGGCCGCGAGATTTCATCCATTGTCAAGATTGTGCGAGATATCAATATGCCCTGGAGGGAGAACGTAAAGGTCACGAGAATTGAACTTAAGCAGGCGCAAGGAGACTAGGTATGGCAATGTCTAGAAATGTCCATTGGAAAGGAAAGTTCGTAAAGGGCTTTACATTGGCTATGGCTGAGGCCTCTGAGCACCTTACGGGGTGGGCAAGAGACTGGATGTCAGACGCGGTAAAGGATGCCTTGCTCGAGATGGACGCAAAATGGCCACATACCACGTCTATCGGGCCTCACATCCGTAGGTCTAGAAAGAGAAACAGCTCAGACTGGATACTAGTCGGCGCGCAGGCTTTTGGCGGAGACAGGGTCCATCCTTGGTATAGCGGCCAGCTGCACGACAGCGTTGTTGGAATGGTTTCTGACAAAGGTCGAGTCGTGGCCGCACATTACATGCCGTCCCACGCAACCGCCCCGCAGAGAGATGACGATGGGAACCCGGTGGACGGAAGCGCCCTTGCAATGTCGTCTATCGGCAATCTTTCTAGAACTATGCGTTTCCTCCCTGGCGTATCGGCTTCTGTTTTTGTGACAGTTCCGTATGCGGAGAAGGTTAACAATATGCCACGCCATAAGGACTTTGAATGGGAGCTCGCTTCGGACTTCGCTGCTTCTGTAGAGGATTTCTTCTACACGAAGGCAGAGGGCTATAGGACAAGAATTTATAGGACCAAGTAGACGATGTTTCATCCGTCATCCATACATCCAGACGTTGAACTGCGGGATTTCCTGCAGGGGAGGGTCGTCGTGGGCGATGATGAAAAACCAGTTGCCGTTTACGGAGACTGGGAGCGCCCCACGAACGCCGTTCCTGACGACTTTGTTGTCGTTATGCTGAACGGTGTGCCCAGTAGCCTCGGACTGAATATCGACTATGCGAACGGTTTTGTCATTGTAAATCTTTATTGCAAGCTGAATAACGACGGCTCCGTAAAGAAGAACCGCATCGACAGGATCCTGGAAAGGTTCGATACTCTTTTAGAAGGCCTTACCACTGAAAATTACCACTATCGGTACGACGCTCAGCAATTCATAACTCCCACTACACCGAATATTACTTCGGGATACTCTATCACTAGCCTCAATTTGAGGTGGAATACAAACAACAATTTCAATAAACCCGTAACACCATAAAAAACTATGGCAACTGTTATCGACAAAATTGATGCCGCAACTGTTCCCTTTGTAGGACAGGGCGACCTTATCATCTTTGACGCTGTGGCCGATTATTCCAGCGCAAAGCTCGCCGACTTCGCTAACCCTAAGTCCCTGGGCCAGATTGTCCAGGACTCCACCTCCTGGGAAGGCGAAGATGTCTCCACCGACCAGATCCTGGACGAGCAGGGCAACCTCATCACCGCAAAGGTGACCGCCGGCACCCTGAGCTTCTCCTTCGATATTGCCTCCACGAGCGCAAACATGATGAAGAAGTTCATGAAGGCCGCCGACATCTCCACCGCCAACCTTGGTACTCCTGCGTTCCTTGGAACCACCATCTCCGCCGTCGGCTTCGGCGTGGACCTGCCCGTGTTCACCGTTCCTATTCTGGTCGCTGACCAGGAGAAGAAACGCGCTTGGGTTTATCCTAAGGCTAAGATCACCTCGAATCTGTCCCTCAGCGACGGCCTGTACCGTATCCACGCTGTGGTGCTGGCCGAGCAGGTGGATACCGCCTACCTCAAGACCGGCATCCTCCTGGAGGGCGAGCTCAAGTACGAATCCGCTTAGCGGAGTGCCATCCTAAACCGAACTGGGCGGGCCTAATCGCCCGCCCTTTTTTAATTTAATCGCATGGAAAAAACCGAAAAGTTTCTGCAGGGCGCCTATGACACTATTGTCGGCGCACCGTGCACGGTCTACGTCGGGCGGCGGAAGTACAAAGTACGCCAGGTGGCCCAGGCCGTAAAGGAGAAGATAGCTCTATTGGAGCAGGAGGCCCAGGTCTTAGAGGCTCTTGCCAAACAGGGGGTATCTCAGAAGGAGGCCAAGAAGATAACCAGGAAGTTGTATTCCCTCCATTCAAAGAAGGCTGCCTACTACCTGCTCGGCAACTGGGCCTTGTTTGTGCCCGGCCTGTTCTGGTTAAAGTGGAACGTCCTTCAGCTTCGCGGCAACGAAACGACGTTTAAGATAAACGAGGCGGGACTCGTCAGTGCAGACCTGGGTTTTTCCAAAGCCAACTGGGATATCTCAAAGCAGGAACGCGAGCTTTATATGAGACCGGTTGGCGAAGTCGCCAGGCAGCAGCTAGAGCGACTGGAAAGCGTGATCAATATGTTGGAGACGGACGCTTTGGGGATAAAGGAGGAAAGCAAGTAGGGTCTGCGTTCTCCGCGTCGGAGCATAATGAGAGAATCAAGCATGTGTATGGCAACTACTGCTTCTGGGCGTGGTTCCGGTACTGGTACTTAGATTCGGCGAACTATGTAACGATGATACTTTTGGACAAGGGGTACTTCGACTATGACTTCGAGAAGGTTGATAAACCGGCACCCTTTGTGAATTGGGAAGACACGATTAAGAGCGATGAAGAGGTCCAGGGAATCCTTAAAATGTTTGGGGTTGGTTCCGGGGCAAAGAAATCGCTCGAAGATATACAAAGTCACATTATAAAACAGATGAAGGAGGACAAATAGTATGGGTGTACAGATACCGGTATCATTTGATGTTCTTGACGGGATTCAGGACGCTATAAAGAACCAGCTGCCTAAAGCCATGGCTGACATGCAGAAGGCCGTAGACGAAGAGGCTCTGGAAGTTGTAGTGGAAATAAATAAGAAGGGAGATCTGGCTGAGGTTATCGACTTCGTTGGTAAGACGAAGATGTCGATGGACGAGCTTAAGTACGCCATAAAAAGCGTCAATAAGCAGATAGACGAGATGTATGCAAAGACGGGAAGCATAGACTTCTCGCAGGGTGAGGCTAAGCATCTTCTCGATGCAAAACTGGTCCTGGAGGACACCCTAAAACTCAGGAAGGGCGTCACTAGCGCCATTGATAACGCCAGGAGAGCTGTCGAGCAAGAGACTGAAGCAGAGCGTCAGCACCAGGCGGCACTGCAGGCATCCCTTAATACTGTCGCCGGGCTCTCGGCGCGCCTCAAGGCCCTGAATGAGGACATGGCTAACGAGGATGTTCTTAGCCCAACTTGGCAGCAGTTGGCTAAGGATGTGTACCAGGTATCCAAGCGTCTCGAAAGGGCT